TCAATTACTTTTACTTCGTTTTGGTCAGAAAGTAATCCTGTACCGAAGAATAAGTTTGATTTTTGAGCTGCTACAGCATCACTTGTTGATAAACCAGGAGCATAAACTACTTGAATACCATCAAATGATAAACCAGAACCCATATTGTACCATTGAGTACCTTCGTTGTTAGTACCTGCTGCTCCTAATCCTGAAGCACCAAATCCACCTAAAGCTCTTACATAGTTTCTGTACATATCAGCTGGTAAGAAAATAGTCATATCTTCTGCACCATATACAGTTGAAGGAATTGCATCAGCAATTTTACCAAGCTCTGTAATAATGTTAGCTGCAGTTGAAGTTGTACCTGTTACATCAACTACATCTGCGTCAGCACCTAAAGTAGTGATGAATCCATCAAATTGACCTGCAGTTGCGTTAGCACCAGTCCAAATGTTAGTCTCAATTCTTTGAGCTACTTTATCTGCTACGTGAGCAATTAAGAAATCTGCAAAGTTAGATGGTAAGTTGTCAAATGCAGAATATCCCATTTGAGCTGCTTCCCAGTCAGATCTAAAGTCTTTTTTACATAACTCAAGGTTCACTTGGAACTCTTCAGGTTGTAAAATTCTTTCAGTAAGAGTAAGTGTTGATGTATCAGCAAAGTCACAAGTTGCGTCTTTTACGATGTCATCAGTTGCCACTTTTTTCATTACTTGTTTATATTTAACATTAGGTACTACTGTAATATTACCTTCTGCTAAAGTTTTACCTGATAAAAGAGCAGCTGAGATATACTTCCCTGCAAATTCACCAGCGTAAGTAGTAGTTATTGAAGTTGTTGTTGCCATTTTTAAAAATTAATTAATTATTAGTTATTGCGTTTAATACTCTATTGTAAGTAGTGTTTCTATTTGCATTAGGAGCAAACCTAACACCAATATTATTACTTACTTCGTTTTCTGGTGAATGAGAGATTGCTTCAGCTGGTTCATCAGCAGAAAGTTCTTGTGGAACTTCTTCTTTAGCCTCTTCTTTAGCTTCAATCATTCCTCTTAATTTTTCTACCATAGATTTAAGTTCAGCGACTTCATCTTTAGTAGCATACTCTACAGCAGGAGACTCTTCTACGATGTCTTCTTCGTAGTTGTCCTCTTGTAGTTCTTCAGCACCTTCTTCTGCAGAATATGTAATTTTTTGTACATTAGCAGCAGGAGCTTCCTCTTTAATCTCCTCTTTAGCTTCTTTTTTAGCTTTAGGAGCCTCTTCTTTAGTTGAAGACAAAAGAACATCTTTGATTTTAGTTACAATTTCACTTGCTTTCATAAGATTCTTATTTATAGTTATTACTGATTTAAAATACTTTGTTGTATTTTTATGCTTTAGCTTGGATTATATACCAGTCTGATCCATCACTCCAAACAGTGATACCTTCATATTCTTTATTAATTTCATAATAAGAAGATGAACCATCTAATGTTTGTCCTGCTCTTGGTGTTAAATGAGCTCTTGTGCTAACAGAAAAACCTCCATTAGAAATAAATCTCATTATTCTGTGGGTGTTATTTGAAGTTGTTGCATCAGGTAAAGTAAGTGTCATACTTCCTGCATCTCCAGACCAAGATAATTTTATCATTTCAGAATCTTCATAAGTTGAGCTATTTAAATCAATAGTTTGACCATTTGAAACAGTTAAATTTGTTGGAACTATATAGTTTACTATATCCTTTATTTCTGCATATTTTGTTTCACCGCTTTGAACAACTGGTATTAGTTCTGATCCTTGTAATGCTGTAGATGCGTTTAATTCTGATATTTTTTTATTTGCCATTATAATATTATTTTACTGTTATCCTCCTGTAACAAGAAACTTCTATTTTCTTGTAATAAATAAAATCTTCCCCCTAATCTTCCTACTCCTTGTGCTTCAAGTGTACCATCACAACATTTTGTTGAATATGTTCTTCCGTCTGGACATAAACAACCTCTTTGTCCTGATTTAGGAGAAGAATAACTTAATGTTGCATTTTTTCTTCTTCTCATTTTATTGGAACACAATTAGGCACTTTTCTACCGTCTTTATCTTTCATACCTATCTGCTCATATCCATCCTGGCAAGGAGCTTTAAGATTGTGTTCCTCACAGGGCATATACCAAGTGTCACCTTCGTACTCGTGTGTATGATACCCTGAACAGCCAATATCTTCAGCAGCTTTTTCTGCTTCTTCTATAGTTGTATAAGCAGCTCTTCCATCGATAATAGTTGATGCTGCTTCTATTGCATCAAGTCCTTTAAGTTTAGATGTTACCCAAGTTAACATTGATTTACCACCCCACAATAAATATGAGATAGTTCCACAAGCTTCATTATTTCCTTCCTGATAATAAGCAGAAGCTCTTGATAAATATGAATATATGCGTTTAAGAGTAGGTAAAGTAAATTTCTCTCCTCTTTCAAGTTGTCTTGCTCTAACCTTACCAACTTGAGTTGCACATTTATTATTTACAGCTTCATTGTATTTAATTCCTCTTTTAGCATTGTTTTTTGCAGACTGTGGATATCCTCCATAAGATTCAAGTTCTACTTCTTCAGATAAACTTGCCAATACTTCTGCCAGTTCAAACTCTGCATTAAGTTCACTTAAACATTCACTACAAGCATTTTCTTCTATGCTTTCTTTAGGTCTTTCCATATTATCAGCAAAATAACCTTCTATAGAAAATCCTTTTACTTCTCCTTCTTTTACTGCTCTCCATACATCATCATTTAATACTTTCATTGATACCATCCAAGTTCCTTTTGGTAGGTCAAATCCATAAGCAGCAGCTTTGTCTTTTTTAGGGTCTTCTATAAGCCAAGATTCTACTACAGACATATCTGATAATTCAAATGAATGTTCAAACGTAGAATTTCTATGTTTACTTTTGATAAAGAATAATTCTGATGCTTTTCTTACTGTATCTTCAGAGAAATATATATAATAATCTTCATCATCAGTACCTTTTCTAAATATCTTCTTATTAGGAATAAGTGCAGGACCCATAAGAATCCTTTTCTCTGCATCTACTTCAGCAAGTTTAATATCTTTATGTTCTTTCAGTGCAATAAAATCTTCTTCTATTGCTGGATTTTCAACGACAGAGATAGCTTCAATACCGCTAATCTCATTTTCTTCGTCTATAATAAGTTCTATTATCTTTTCCATATCTAAATAACTATATTGAGTTCATTTTGTTTTATTATCCAATAGATGCTCCTTCAATCGTACTACGTTCAAGTTCCTGTGCAGTAGTTACATCAGACGCTACAACGTATGCTTTTATAGGTTGTTGTTCGGCTTGTGATATTGTTTGAGCAAGTTGACTTGTCTGTGTTGCACCTACTACATTAAATGCAGGAGCTTGTATTTGCGGTGCTACTGGTGCTGGTGCTGCTCCAGCTGATGGAGCTTGTATTCCTTTACCACCAGAAGATAAAGTTGTTGCAAGAATAGATGCTATTGATAATCCAGCTCCTATTTTAGTTGTAGCAACACCTTTAGTATATAAGGCTTGATTTGCTGCAAGTTCTGCTGCCATAGGTGCTAAACCAAATGGACCAAGACCAGCATAAAATGCTCTTACTTTCATATCTGCAGCTAATTTGTTTGCTGTTTGAGTTGCAATACTTTGCTGTGATCTAATAACAATATCTGCTATAGCTGCACCTTTTTCTACTGCAAGAGCAACTTTAGCTAAAGTAGAACCTTCTTTTGCAATAGAAGATAATATACCAGCTACTTGACTTGCAAAACCAACTCTTTGCATTTCAATTGATTGTTCAGCTTTTAATCTATTTTGCTGTATTCTTATATATTCTTCAGCTATCTTTAAGTTTCTTAAACGAGCTCTTTCGGCAAGTCTTGCCTGTCTTTCATCTTCTGCATTATCTCTTTCTGCTTGTGCTAATCTTTCTGCTTCTATTTTTTGAGCAAAATCATCTCTAATTAACTTTTTTAATTCTTCACCTGCTTGTAATTGTTCTGCTTCTTTTATAGCAAAATCTCTTTGTTGTTCAAGTTGTGTTATTTTATCTTGTGAATCATCTATAGCTACAGCTTTTCTATATCTTTCTAATAATGATTGTATTTTTTTTTGTCTTCTTTCTTCTGCATCTTCTGCAGTTTTATCATCTTTAGCTTGTTTATCTTCATCTCCATATAAAGCATCTACTAAAGAAGGCGTTTCTTCATATAATTTTTGTAATTGTTCTTGCAAGAAATCTATTGTTTTTGTAGAATCTTCTATTCTTTTATCAGATTTTTCTATACCTCTTGCAGCTTCATCAACTGCAGCTTTACTTACATTACCTAAGTTTTTTAAAGTGGTAATTCCTTTACCTATAAGATTTGTTCTATCATTAGTAGATTTATTTTGTTCTTCTAATATTTTAGATTGTTCTTCTTGAATTGCTGCAGTTATTGCTTCAGCTTGAGATCTTTTTGTTATAAGTTCAATTTGTTTTGCAATAGCAATATTTAATTCTTCAGTTCCAATCTTCTCTAAGTCTATATTACCTAAATATTCTGGATAGTCTTGATTTAATTTATCTATTGCAGTTTGTCTTTGTTCTGTAGTTAATGCAGCATTTGATGCAGTTTTAATTAATATATTAAGTTGAGCAGCTTCTTCTCCTGCATTTTTACCTCCCTCTCTTAACGCTTTATTTAATGCTTCTTGCTCTTTAGCTAATATGTTGAATTTTATAATACCTCCTTCAATAAGAGTAATTACTGTTTGAAATGCAATAACGATTCCTAAAGGACCTCTTAACACTTCCCACATTTTTTGCAAACCATTAGTAACACCACCTGTAGTTGATACAAGTGTCACAAATAATGATGATAACTGCTGTAAGTTGTTAGCCATACCACGAATACCGTAGTTAGCATCTGATATTGTTCGACCAAGTTCTTGAACAGTTGCACCTGCAAGACCTGTCTTATCAATCATATTTTGATTTTTCTTACCTACATCTGATATTGCTTCACCGTGTTTAATTAAATCAGCATTTAATGCTTTTACAGATGTATTTAAATTAGTAAAGCTTTTTTGTAAGCCTTCTATTTTAACTTTACCTTTATCGTTAACTTCTATTGTATATGTTAAAACTTTATTATTTGCCATACCATCTGCGTTTAATTCTATCTTTTGTTTCTAACCAAGTTAAAGGAGCTTTATACTTTCCTTTAGCAATGTCTATATAAGGATTAACTCCATAAAAATTATCTGTCTTTAATAGTTCTATTATTAATTTAATCATTATTCGTCTGTTTGGTCTGCTGTTATTAATGCACTATCTACTGTTATATCTGTTGCATCTACTGTTAGTGTTCCAGTTACAGGAGGTGGAGTAGGTGCTACTGCACAACTTGCATTGTATGTTAAGTTGTTTTCACCACCCATATATCCGTGATTATAACATTCATAACTAATAGTTCCAAAGTCACCATTTACTGTTACTGTTACATCACCAGAATAATATGTGTATGTGTTTCCGTCAAGACCTGTTTTAGTTCCTCCATTAACAGTTCCAGTGTAACTGATTAATGATTCTTTACCGTTATTATGAAAAGCAATAGGATGTGTATCTGGTATATTGCTGAAAGTATAAGACCCTGTAGCCATTTGATAAACACCATATTTGTTGCTAAATATATATAAATATCCTCCTGTAATAGTTTCTACTCTAACTTGAAATAAAGAAGGAAGACATAAATAGCTAATCACAGAATAAGAAGGAATTAGTTCTAAATTAGATTTACCAGAAACAATATCTATGCTTATTTTATTTATATTGTATTTTTCTCCTGATACAACAATTGTGTCAGCAAGAGAAAAGTTGCTTATAAAAGCATTTGTTAATACAGCTTTTAATTTTGTTAGTCTTGCTCTTTGGTCAAATATTGATGTTATATAATTTTTATAATACTGCTCAAATAAATTCTCTGTATATCCAGGTCCTGTTATATCATATTCATTGTTCTCTAAACCAAAATGATTTGTTTGTGATATTTCTACATCAACTGCATTACTTGGTATAAAATAACTTGATATTGTAGTATAAGCACCTCTGCTATTATATAAGTAAGGAACTGTTTCTCCAGATATAAGAATTGGATAAAATAAAACTGGTTTTCCTATGTAGGGGTTATATTTTTCTTGAGTTCCTGCAGCAGCATCTTCATTAGATTTAGTTACACTAAAACCAACTTGAATATCTGTTACAACATCATCATATCCGTTTATCAATCTTTCAAACTTCATATGACCGAAAGGTGGTTTTATTATGTATTCACTTTTATATTTACTATCTGAAACATCATAATCTTCACCACCCCAAACTTGACCTAACGTCTCTCCGTTTTGTTTTGCAAGTAAAGATCCAGTGTCTTCATATTCAAATAATATTTTAGTATATGGTAAAGCTTTATTCACATTACTTGAAGAAATATCTATTTTACTTGTTAAATCTATTTCAACTAATGACGAACTGTAATAATCATCTAATGTTTTTACAACTATAGTTTTTTCTGTGTTAGAATCATTTCTTACTTCTGCAACAAGATTAAACATTTTAAATAGACCTGTAAGAAATTCAAGAACAGTCATATCAGGCATATTTAAATGACTATAAAATATTCCTGTGCTATTAGTAGCTAATGTAGTTCCTGTTCTAACAATGTCTGGAATCGATATATCAAATTCTCTATCTATTATTGCTATTAATCTTAACTCAAAACCAGAATCAAAGTTAATAGGAGAACCTGATTTAGTGATTATTATAAAAGTATAAGTTCCAGGATCTAATGCTATTTCAACATAATCATCTACTGTTTTTTTACTTGCTGCTACAGGTATAGTATCATAAACAACACCATCTTTTTCTACTCTTAAATCATAAGAATTTGTTGTGTCTGAACTAACTGCCTTAAATCTTGCAAGTACTCTTACAACTCTAAAATTATTTATAGTTATATCTACTTTATCAGCAACAGCTCCAGATCCAACACCTGAAGAATTGATAAATTGTGCTGACATTCCAATTGTATTTATTCCATCTATATATGAATCTACCTTTCCTACTGTAAAAACATTTACAGGCGTGTAAACAAGTGTTTCTCCGACATCATCTTCACTTCCAATCTTACCTTCTTTTTGATGAAGCCACATATATAGATTATAATAATCTAAATTTGTTGAGTTAAAGAAATCAGTAGAAAAAGTAACTGTCTCGTCTCCATCTGACAATAATTTCTCTATAGCTTTTATTATTAAATCAACTCGAATAGCTGGTT